CTGGTACCCTTCCCTCGTGTTTAGATCCAGGCCACTTTTTGATAGCCACATATTGAGCCTTGAGCTTGGCGCGTGCTCCTGTTTCCACGCTGCAATTCGGCTTCTCAGCCCGTGATGGCCCTCCCCCGCTAAATACACAACAGCGCCGGGGTTCACTTTGTGGCCCATCCATTCAGGCTGTCCGGACGCCATCCTTAGGCACATATCAAGCACTACAAAAGTCTTACCGCTGCCGCTGGGCCCGTGAATCATCATCATGGATTCCTCTTGAAGCCACCCTTTAATAAGCCACTTTAGCGGCGCTGGCTGCGCACAAAAATCATCTGCTGGCATAAGCCAATCATCAACTTTTGGCTTTAGTAGCGCCATCAAATCATGGCCTTCGCTTTTATAATCGTTAGCATCGCCCTCAAGTGGTGGCATAACAACACGCGCCCCAAATTTGGCAGCGCACTGGTCAGCATAATTTTGGCCCGTTCCTGATTTGTCGTTATCTGCTACAACAATTAAATTATGGTTGGGATATTGGCGCGTGATTATTTCGGCTACGTTGGGCAGGTTCGAAGCGCTGTACGACATATACGTCATTGCGTGCGCTGTTTCGTATATAGTCGCTGCTGTTGCGTAGCCCTCGGCTAAATAGATATTTTCTGATAGTTCGGCGTGGCCCATTTTCCAAAAATTGGCTTTTGTTTCCCCGCCTTTGTGATAGCGCTTTGTGCCATCGGCGCTTATATATTGCAGTGATCTTATCTTGTGGCTGTCATCAATAAGCGGTACTACTAAGCGGCCGTCCCCTGTCACTCGTGCGTTGTGGGGCTGTATTTGTTTTCTCGCCAAATATGGGTGATCTGGCGAAGCGCTAGCAGCATTGTCCCATATATGTTGCACTGTTGATGCTGCTGTTTCGTGTTGCCTTTTTCTGTCATCGTCCCTTTTGATTTTTGCTTCCCTGATCGCTTTAGCGTGCGCCATTTCCTCAGCGGGTGTTAGCTCTCGGCATATATCAGCGCGGAAATTACTTTCAACACCTTGGCGCCAGTCGCCAAAGCTGCCAGCGGCTATAGTGCCTGGATAGATGATATACCAGCCCGCTTTTCCCTTGTCTTTGCTGTCTGCTTTAAAGCGATGTATCTCGCCATCAATAGCAATATGCTCAGGTGGCTCTATGCCGATGGCTTGCATCGCTTGGCGCACCTGTATGTCAACTGGTAGCACTGTTTCATCTTTAGCTGTAAACGGGTTCCCTAGAATATCTGAAATATTTCCCATGTTAGTTTACCTCCATGTATTGCGTGAGCTTACGTAAAGTTTCTTTGTGTGGTTTACAGCACTTCCCTTTCGCTATGTTGTAAACCGTTCTGTAGTTTAATTTAGTTGCCCGTGATACCGCGCTGATATTACGATCCTTTAATTTGTTTACAATTATTTGTATGTCCAATTGCTGTTAACCTCCTTTTAATTAATTGCATAAAATTATGTAATTTCTATTTACACACTAAACTAAAACAGCTAAATTTACAAACAACAACGCAACAGTGCATTACGCCAACAGCGTTGCAACAAAGGAAAAATAAACATGCTAACTGAAGAACAAACGCAAGCGGTTGAGCTTGCAAATGGCAGTTATTCGGATTTAAAAATTGAGGCTTTTGCCGGTGCTGGCAAAACGACAACGCTAAAGGCAATAGGCGAACAGCGTGGTGATTCGGGATTATATGTCGCCTTTAATAAGGCAATAGCCGATGAAGCTAAACGAAAGTTTCCTTCTAATGTTGCGTGCAGAACAGGTCACAGCCTAGCTTTTGGCGAAGTCGGCCTACACTACTCCAAGCGATTGCGAAGTGTTAACGGCGGTGATGTTAGGGCGGCATTAGACGTGCAAAGAAATGATTTTCACACCGCTTCAGGCATTGCTTATTTAGCTTTGGATACCCTGCGCCGCTTTTGTTATAGCGCAGACGGTAAAATCACTGGCGGTCATGTTGATTTTGATATAGCCAGCAAAGAGCCAGAAACCACGCACTATGTTGTTAAGCTAGCGCGTGAAATTTGGGATCTGATGGAAGATCGCGAAGGCGATTTTCCAGTCACTCATGATTTTTACTTGAAGCGATGGCAGCTTAATAGCCCTGAGCTTGGCTATGATTTTATTCTATTTGATGAGGCTCAGGACGCCAACGCTGTCATATTGGATATTGTTACAAATCAGCCATGCCAGAAAATTTATGTCGGCGACAAATACCAACAAATTTACGGCTGGCGCGGTGCGCAAAATGCTATGCGTGACTTGCCCACTGAAAACCATTGTCACATTACACAAAGCTTTAGATTCGGTCAGAAGATAGCAGATGTTGCTAATAGTATTATTGGGCACTATTTAGGTGATGAGGTGAATATTAAAGGTTTCGAGAAAATGGAGTCGGAGCTTGATGTTATCTCCTCTCCCGATGCCGTGTTGTTCCGCACTAATGCAAAAATGATCGACCACGTTTTATCTGAAGTAGAAAAGAATAATCGTGTATATGTCATTGGTGGCGTGGGCGCGATGATTGGCTTATTGCAAGGCGCTGAACAACTGCGCGAAGGGAAGCGAAGCTATAACGCTGAGCTTTTGGGGTTTCAAAATTTTGAAGAACTGGAGGAATACAGCAAGACATCAAGCGGCCAGCAAATGGCACTGATATGCAAATTGGTTAATGAAGGAGTGAGCAGTGATGTTATAAAAGCGCTAGAAAAAAACAAATACACTAAGCGCGAACACGCCGATGTTATTTTTTCCACTTGCCACAAAAGCAAAGGCTTAGAATTTCCAGAAGTTAAAATTGCAGACGATTTTAGAAGCTGCAAAGAAAAACATGAACCTTTTGATCTAACCGATGAAGACGCACGTCTATTTTACGTCGCTTGTACGCGAGCAGAGAATATTTTAGACGTTGAATCCACAAACGCACATAAGGCGATGAAATAATGGCAATCTCAATTAAACGAACCACAGCAGCAAAAACAAACGGCGTTAAAATTCTAGTCTATGGAATGGCTGGCGCAGGCAAGACAACACTGTGCGCCACCCTCCCCCAGCCAATTATTCTAAGCGCTGAGGGGGGCTTGCTAAGCATTAGCGATGCAGATTTACCCTTTATAGAAATTTGCAGCATGGCAGATTTAACGGAAGCCTTTGAATGGGCCAGCCAAAGCGAGGAAGCCAAAGATTTTGAAAGCGTGGCCTTGGATAGTATCTCAGAAATTGCTGAAGTAGTTTTAAACTACGAACGCAAGCAGACCAAAGACCCGCGCCAGGCATACGGCGCTATGAATGAGCAAATGGCAGATATCATTAGGGCTTTCCGAGACTTGCCAGGTAAGAATGTTTATTTCTCGGCTAAGTGTGAAAAGTCTCAAGATGAAGCCGGTCGCGTAATGTATGCGCCAAGTATGCCAGGTAATAAAACGGCGCAATCAATCCCGTACTTTTTTGATGAAGTGTTAGCGCTTCGCATTGAAAAAGATAACGAGGGCGCAACCCAGCGCGCTTTAATGTGTGATAGCGATGGCCTTTGGCAAGCCAAAGATAGAAGTGGAAAACTAGAAGCATGGGAAGCGCCTCACCTGGGCGCTGTAATTGACAAAATCAAAGGGGAATAACATGCAAGACATGGATATGGATGAACTTAGCAGTAAATGGCTTGAGCTTAAAAGCCTGGAAACTCGCGCTAAGAATGAGCGTTCCGCGATAGAAGAATATATGCTTGGGCGTGCGCGTATTGATTACACTGTAGAGGGAACAAAAACAATACCGAGTGATATTTATGAAAATAAAATCACTTGTAAATTAACTAAAAAGATTGACTCTGATCTTTTGCAAGAAATAGCAGCCGAAAACGGATTAAGCGAGCACCTAAGCGATCTATTCCGTTGGAAGCCTGAGCTAAACATTAAAGCCTGGAAAGCCGCTAGCGAGGAAATAACCGGCCCGCTAAGCAAAGCAATAACAAGCAAGCCAGCAAGACCAGGATTTAAGATTGTAAGAAAGCCCTAAACCCAAAAATGGTGCCTTTAATAACAAGGGCACCGAACAAACCAAAGGAAGAAAAACCATGAAATTAGATCAAACTTTTAGCGTTGAAACTTTGCCACAATCAGAAGACTACTCGGTTATACCAGCCGGTTGGTATCATGCCAGCATCACGGATGCCAGCGTTGAGCCAACAAAGGCCGGAACGGGCCAATACATCAAGGTGAGATTTGATATTACCGGCCCAAGCCATCAGGGGCGCGTAGTGTTCACCAATTTAAATATTCGCAACCCAAACCCCAAAGCAGAAGAAATCGGACAGCAGCAGTTAAATTCTCTCCTTAGATCAATTGGCGTGCCATCAATAAGTGATACTGATCAGTTAATTGGCGGTAACTGCCAGATTAAGGTTACTGTTAAAAATTCCGAGCAATACGGCGAAGGGAATGAAATTAAGGGCTTCAAAGCCATCCAAGGCAGCGCCCCACCCCCGCCAATGCAACAGGCAGCACCAGCACAACAAGCGCCAGCAGCAGCTAAGAAACCTTGGGAGCGTTAATCAATGAAACTACCAGAGCCGTTACATAGTGTAGCGGCCCTGGTTGACCGTCACCACGAGGACAATCAGGAGCCGCCCCGCCCCCATTTTGGAATGTCAATGTGTGGCCACCACTGCGAGCGTTATTTGTGGATAAACTTTAGATGGGCTGTTATTAAAAAGCACAAAGGCAGAATGTTAAGATTGTTTCGCCGTGGACATAACGAAGAAGAAACAATAGTTAATGATCTGCGAGCCATTGGATTTGAAATTACCGGAACTGGAAAGACGCAACACCGCGTTAAGTTTGGTTCTCACTGTTCAGGTAGTTGTGATGGAAGGATTGAATTGTTTCCAGGACAGAAGAAAAAACACCTGCTAGAAATGAAAACGCATAATGATAAATCTTTTAAAGACTTATCAAAAAATGGCGTTGAAAAATCTAAGCCAACACACTGGGCACAAATGCAAGTATATATGCGTGGAATGGGACTGGAGCGTGCGCTATATGTCGCCGTTAATAAA